GTCTATTACAACCCAATAAATATATGATGTGTTTAGCTGGATGCCGGACAAAGAAAAACCCCACCAATCCGACAAGATGCAATGGGGTTTATTGAAATAAATCAACGAGAGAAATTATAACATGAGTAAAGAACTGATACCAAACCAAAAACAAATAGTTTCAGGCATCTCAAAAGCCTTTAACAAAATGGAATCTGCAAAAAAAGGTTACGTTTATTCAGTCATAGAATTAGGTGAAAAGCTAAATTCTGCGAAAGAAATAGTGCCTCATGGAGAGTGGAATATGTTCTTAAATGCGAACTCCGAGTTCGCATTTGAAGGCCGTCAAGCACAAAAATTTATGCTGATTGCGACCAATAAAACACTCGTTTTAGAGTTCTTTGATGATGAGCAATCTATCAATAGTTTGACGCGTGCAATCGCAAATGTAACGCCAGAACAAATCGAGAAGGTTGAACAGCTCAAAAAAGAAGAAGCGGACCGAATCGCATTGGCAGAAGCCAACAAAGCACTTGCCGAAGCCAAAGCCGCTATTGATAACGCCAAAAAACAGGACGATGTAATAGATGGCGTATTTGAGGAAGTAAAACAACCAGCTCCCGTTGTTGAGATCTTGCCAGAAGATGAATTTGACGAGATCGACGAGCTTAGAGACTTACTTGATGAACAACATTCAGCCAATAAAGCGCTTCAAGATGATAACGACTCATTAGTAAAGATACACGAAGCCAATGAACCGCTAGCTGTTGCAATGGAGGAGCTTAAAAAATCCAACGCACTGAATAGAATCTTGAATGAGCGCATCAATGGTTTAATGAACGAGAAAAACGAAGCGATTAGAAACGCCAAGATGTGGAAAGGTCAATTTGAAAGGCTTGAAAAAAGCCGTAAGGCGACCTAGTCATGTATGAAGAACTGTTTAGTCATGAAGAAGTCAATTATCAAGCGGCAACATTTCCACCGCCACGCGCGTTCCAAGATCATGCTCATGAGCAATTAAGAATCGGTGCGGCTCAAGGTCATCGTTGTCAGATGATTATGGCGCCGACGGGAGCCGGCAAAACTTATCTTGGCTTACGCATTGCCCATGAAGCTTTGAAGAAAGATAAAAGCGTTGTTTTTGTCTGCGATAGAACCACCTTAATAGATCAAACCAGTTCTGTTGCTGATACTTACGGCTTATCAGCTCATGGCGTTATTCAAGCAAATCATTGGCGTGTCAATAAACGTCGATTATTTCAGATTGCCAGTGTACAAACTTTAGCGCGTCGTCAATGGCCTAGTGCGGATGTGATTATTGTTGATGAGGCGCACACGATGTACAAGGGATGGGTTGACCATGTGCAAAACTGCGATTCAAGAGTAATCGGATTATCAGCTACGCCATTTGCACCAGGACTTGGAAAGATATTCACTAATCTGGTTAATGCAGCAACGATGGCAGAGCTAACGCTATCCGGTGTACTGGTTCCACTTAAGGTATTGTCCTGCACCAAGATTGATATGCGCGATGCCAAAGTAATTGCCGGTGAATGGTCGGACAAGGAAGTGGAAACACGGGGCATGGAGATTATCGGTGATGTGGTCAAGGAATGGCTGACGTATGCAGACAATAAGAAAACTATTGTCTTTGGCGCAACGATTAATCATTGCGAAGAAATGGCGAGATCTTTTAAAGCTAATGGCATTAATGCAGCAGTGTTTACGTCTCATACGCTACCCGAAGAACGCCTTGAACTGTTGAAAGAGTATAAAAAACCGGATAGCAGCATCAGAGTATTAATCTCAGTGGAAGCATTGGCAAAAGGTTTTGATGTAAAAGACGTTGAATGTGTCTGTGATTGCCGGCCGCTTAGAAAATCATTATCAACTGCGATTCAAATATGGGGTCGTGGCTTGAGAGCCTCACCTGAGACTGGAAAAACAGAGTGCTTGTTATTAGATTTTAGCGGCAACATTATCCGGTTTAGGGAGGATTATGAGGACATCTTCAATCATGGCCTTGAGACACTGGACGCAGGTGACAAGCTGGATAAGGTGGTCAGAAAAGATCCAGAGCAAGGCGAAGAAAAGCTCTCTGAATGTCCGCTATGCAAAGCCCAACCATTCTTTAAGAAATGTATGGCATGTGGATTTGAGAAGGTCACCGCGAGTCATATTGAGCATCATGCCGGTGAAATGCAGGAGATTAGCATAGGCAAGTCGTCCAAAGCACCGATGATGAGTAAGTATGATTTATGGAATGAGCTTTGTACTTATGCAAAAACACACAGCTCTAAAGATCGGCAAAATGGGCGGGCGAGTAATTTATATAAAAACTTTACCGGCGAATATCCTGATCGGGATTTATCTTTTGATACCTCCGTTAATGTACCTATCTCCAGGCCTGTTTTAAATAAGATTAAGCAACTTAATATTGCTTATGCCAAAAGTGCAAATAGGAAGGCTGCATGAAAATTCAATATCCTTTGTTTGGTAATACATTAGCCTCCCAAATGCGTTGGGGAAATAAACCGGAGCTAGTCATTATTGGTGTGGGTGGTGATTCTATGGCTAGGGCTAAGAACTGGCAGAACAATACTTCATTTGCACCTTTGATAATGAAATACGATTCGTTACCAAAACAATTAACGTGGCCTGTTAAAGATTGCATGTGTTTGATTGAATGGGATGTTGGCCCAAGCTCTGAAATGATTAAACAACTGATCGAGTGCTTGGAAGCTGCTGGTGCTTTATCAATTAAGGTGATGTGTTTATTTGCAGATTACCAAAACCCCACGCAGTTTTACAATAAAGATACAGGTCAATGGATTGAAACCGATAGATCAAAACGAGAAATTGAGAGCATGGAATACCATCAAATCAACAGATCCACAACTAGCACAGCTTATGCTTAATATTAATCAGCTTACCGGAAAGCCTGCGTTTATCGAGGTGGTTATTAATGACAGGGTAGTGCTTAAGCAGGGCAATGAGCAGGGTGTTAGAGATATGACAGTACCGAAGTCGAGGGTTAGCTGGTGAGGGCTTACTACAACGAATTTGATCCAAAAGCAGCGGCTTGGATTAAGCAGTTAATTAAACCCAGCATTAAGCCGTTGGCTAATGGGCTTCCCAGAGGAATGGGATATAGCAGCGATCCAAGCGAGCCGATTGACCCCAACAACACGCAAGAAGCGCGAGTCATGCGTTTAAAAGGCTATGGTAATGCAATAGTGCCACAGGTGGCGGCTTCGTTTATCAAAGCATTTATGGCGACACAATGAAAGTATTTATTATCGACAGTGACCGTAAACACTTTCATGCAATAAAGACGATTAACGATCTGCCGACTGATGGATCAATGGAAGTCGTTATACAAAAACACGTCAAGAAACGCACCAGTGGGCAGAACCGTTATCAGTGGAAGGCCATACTCGGCGACATATCAAGACAAGTAAGAATCGAAGGCAAAGGCTACACACCTAATATCTGGCACGAACACTTGAAAGGAATGTTTTTACCGGACGAAGCAAGCGATGAATTGACCTTGCCAAGTTATGTGAAATGGCAGGAAATGCCAGACGGCACACTCAAGATGGTCGGCAGCACAACGAAGCTAACCACGAAGGGCATGAGTATTTATTTTGAACGGCTATACGCTTATGCGGTGACTGAGTTGGACGTGAGGTTTACAGCAAATGTCTAAGATTTGCAATACTTGCAATGAAGAAAAACCTTTAGATTTGTTTTCAAAACAAAAACGAAACACAGATGGGCATACAAGTAAATGTATCAAATGCTTATCAATTTTTTATAAAAATTATTACTTAAACAACAAAGAAAATATAAAGAAAAAATCAAATATTTATTACGCTAAAAATACCGAAAAATGCAAGGAAGCGAATAAATTAAATTATCAAAAAAACAAAACTAGATACATAGAAATGAACAAAAAATGGCGGGAGAACAACCTTGAAAAAGTTAAAGCCTATAGAAAAACCGCAAATATAAATAGGCTTGGAAAATACAAGGATATACATAAATTGTGGGTTATAAATAATATAGAAGCAGTTAAAGAAAAAAGAAAGACTTGGAAAAAATTTAACTCTGAAAATTTAACGGATAGTTATGTTAGAGGGATGCTGCAAAAAAGAACACAAATATCAGTCGGAGATTTACCACAAGAACTTGTAGAGGTTAAGCGAGTTCAGATACTAATTAATCGTGAAATAAGGAATAAAAATGTCATTAACAATTACTGAATTAAGAGAAGATTTATTAAAAGTTTATGCTGATTTAAGAAGCGGTGTAATGGACTCAAGAGACGCTAAACAAATAAATAACACGGCTGGAAAAATCATTGCTTCAGCAAAAGTTCAAATTGAGTATTCATCTTTACGAAATGAAAAGCCTGACATTGACTTTATTAAATAATGAGTCGGCTAAGAGAAAGCGCTCGCGGTCAAGAGTGCTTAGTCAGATTGCCGGGTGTTTGTAATCGCAATCCGGAAACCGTGGTATTGGCTCATTTAGGCGGTGGTGGTATGGGATATAAAACAGCAGATTATGAAGGTAGTTTTTGTTGTAGCTCATGCCATGACGCTTTAGATGGCCGAGTGAATACAGATAACACACATGACGAATTAGAGTTAATGCACAGGCAAGGCGCTACAAGAACGCGTGATTACTGGGTTAAAGAGGGGTTAATCAAGATAGCATGATCGAGTCAAAAGAATGTACTAAGTGTAAGCAAGAAAAGAGCCTCACTGAGTTTCATGCCGCCAAAAGGCATAGAGGGAACGTACTTAGCCGATGCAAAGTCTGCCAAAACTTATTCGCTGCAACATGGCGAGAGCAAAACCCACGCAAGGTGCAAGCAAATAACAAATATCACAGCGACTTAAGGACTGTATTGCGACATGCGAAGAAGGTAGCAGCATGAAATTACATTTACCTTGGCCTCCTAAAGAATTATCACCAAATGCCAGAGTTCATTGGGCAAAGAAAAGTAAAGCGGCAAAAGCTTACCGGATGCAATGCGGACTGATGACAAAAGCGGCAAAGATAATCGTACCAGAGATCGATGGGCGCTTGCATTTGTGGCTGACGTTTTACCCGCCCGACAAACGCCACCGTGATGACGACAATATGATCGCCAGTTTTAAAAGTGGTCGTGATGGTATAGCGGATGCTTTGGGCATTAATGATTGTCGATTTATTACCCACCCTTGGGTGCATACAGAAACAGGGGGCTATATCAAAGTATCAATAACAGGTGGACCGGATGATTGATTGGATTATATTGCCATTTTATTTAACGATGATTTTAATGATGTATGTGATTTATAAGGCGTGGGAATAATGACGATTGAAGCAACGCTAGAAGAAAGAGGTAGTCGTTATGGTGCATTTACTGAACATGCCAGGATAACCCAAAACATCAAACGCGCAATGGCTGATAGTCCTAACTGGGATACTTTAAAAGACGATCAACGAGAGTGCTTAGAGATGGTGGCTCATAAAGTGGGGCGAATACTCAATGGTGATCCTGATTACCATGACTCATGGCACGACGTTAATGGGTATGTAAAGTTAGTAGCTGATTTGCTAATACCAGAGAAGTTACTTTTATGATCGAGTGGCCAATGATTAGTTTCGCTCCTATCAATTTACATAATGTGCCGAAGCGCTTTAAGAAATGTAAGCATAAATATTGGATGATGCTGTACTCAATGAATCAAATGTGGTGTTACGGAAAGAACTGCGGTGAAAAGCGTTATATCAATAACGGTATAAAAATTGAGCATCAACGGTGATGGATGATATGCGAATACTTGCTTTGATTGTTGCCTTGTGCATTTTTGTTATCGGATTAACGATGTTTTTGGTCAAGTACATATTGAGGCTCTTTGATGACTTATGGGCTGATGATGACAATGGATACTTCTAACGTGCGGAAGATGTGGCACAAGCCTAGTATGGTTGAATCATGAACCCTAGACAACTCAGATTTGTAGAAGAATATCTAGTCGACTTGAATGCAACTCAAGCAGCGATTAGGGCTGGGTATTCTGCCAGAACTGCGGCAGTCATTGGTAATGAAATCCTTAAAAAACCTTATATTCAATCCGCTATCCAAATAGCACAGCTGGCAAGGTCTGAACGCACACAGATTACCGTAGATAAAGTGCTTGAGGACATTGAACTCATTAAGCTAAATGCTATGCAACAGGAAGATAACGGCAAGATGATTAACCATGCCGGTGCGCTTAAGGCTTGCGAGTTACAAGGTAAGCATTTGAAGATGTTTGTGGATAAGGTTGAGCATTCAGGAGGCCAGACTTTGCACGTCATTACAGGTGTCAATGCAGCCGATTAGACTGAACTATTACCCTAGAGACTGGCAACGAGAGTGTCATGCTAACCGTAAGCGATTTACGGTATTAGCGTTACATAGACGAGCCGGTAAGACGGAATTAGCTATCATGGAGCTGCTAGACGCTGCTATGCGCTTTGATAAAGAGATGGGTCAGTTCTTTTATGTGGCTCCGTTCTTAAAGCAAGCCAAAGCAATCGCCTGGTCAAGACTTAAGCAGAAGGTTGCACCCTTAGTGCCTCACGGTGCTGTCATTATTAATGAATCAGAGCTATCCGTTCAGATCGTTGCTAACAACTGTCTCATTCGTATTTTTGGTGGTGATAATCCTGATGCGATGCGTGGAGTTCGACTAGATGGCATTGTCATCGATGAAGTAGCGCAGATTAAGCCTGAAGTTTGGCAGGACATTATTCAGCCCGCACTATCAGATAGACTAGGCTGGAGTTTGTTTATAGGTACGCCAAGTGGGATTAACCTTTTCAGTGAATTGTATTTTAGAGCCGATAGTTATGAGGATTGGTACTCTGCTAAATATACGGTTTACGACACTCATTCACTCGATGAAGCTGAGGTTGAAAGGCTGCGTCGAGATATGGCAGAGACTTCATTTGCAAGAGAGTATCTATGTGATTTTAGCGCTGCCGGTGACGATCAACTCATGTCGCTATCAGATGTTGAGGCTGGAGCAACTCGCACTATTCCTGATAGAGATATTATGTATGCGCCTAAGATACTAGGCGTGGACCCTGCCCGTTTTGGTGATGACCGGTCCGTCATCTTTATGCGCCAAGGTTTAGCGACTCACAAGCCCATTATCTTGCGTGGTATAGATAACATGGCCTTGGCTCAACGGGTGGCCTCCGAAATCATGGAACATAAACCTGATGCGGTGTTCATTGATGCCGGTGCGGGTTCTGGGGTGATTGATAGATTAAGACAGCTTGGCCATGAGGTCACAGAGGTAGCATTTGCCGGTAAACCGACTGATGGTCGCTATCTTAATAAGCGTGCTGAAATCTGGTGCGAGTTAAGAGACTGGTTGACAGGTGGTGGTTGCATTCCAAATGACCAAGGGCTTAAGCAAGACTTAGCATCACCGACTTACTTCTATAACTCTGCTGGCAAGATTCAATTAGAGTCTAAAGATGAGATAAAAAAGCGCGGATTGCCATCACCGGATATTGGTGATGCCTTGGCCTTAACCTTCTCATTCCCTGTTATCCCCAAATCATCCTCCCATCATTCTTCTAACAGACCGCGCACGGACGCTATGCGTGGACACGATCCTTTTGCGAGTAGAACTCAATGATTAAATGGCTCAGAGCGTCACACTGTGCAGTACCTAATTCTTATCCCTGCCTCATGATGCTGGATTCAGGTGAATCAATCATGGGTATGTATGAAGGACACATGAACGTCATCGCCTGGACGGTGGTCAATCTACCTGAGTGGATGCTGATAAAGAGAGGACCAGGCACTGGTAAGGTTTGTGGTGAGAATCATCCTAAGACGACTCTATCTGATGATGACTGTGCAACAATCAGAGCGGCTTATGATACCGGCTCCTTATCATATCAAATGCTGGCCGATAAGTTCGACTGCTCAAAGTCTACTATCAGAGACATCATCAAAGAGCGTACTCGCTTTAGTGATCGTTTGCGTAAGTAAGCCGTGCGGATGATAGCCGATTGAGCCGTTAGACTCTCACTAACTTTAAAAGTGAGATTGATTATGTGTTCATCACCGCCAAAAACCCCTGCTCCACCACCACCTCCACCACCCCCTCAATTAGCCCATGCGCCTGATGTAAAGGCAGTGGTCGCTGATGTGGGTACACAGAATGTCGCACAAGGCGGAGGCGGAGTTACGACCACTCTATTAACCGGTGGCCAAGGTGATCCTATCGCTGCGGGTACTCTTGCTAAGAAGACTCTGTTAGGCGCTTAGAGTGTCAGAAGAAATCAAGCTACTTAATAGACGATGGTCTGCTCTGAAGATGGAGCGGTCCACTTGGCTACAGCATTGGTCAGATGTGAGTCGCAACTTACTGCCGGTCAATGGTCGCTATTTCATCTCAGATCGCAACAAGGGCTTTAAACGTCACAATGTTATTTATGACTCTACCGGCACGAAAGCTCTCAGAGTTTTAGCGGCCGGCATGATGTCCGGCATGACGTCACCATCACGGCCTTGGTTCAGACTATCAATTACTGATACTGACTTGATGGACAGTCAGCCGGTTAAGGTTTGGCTCAATTCGGTATCCGATCAGGTCAGTGATGTACTAGCCAAGTCTAACTGTTACCGCGTCCTTCACTCTATGTATGAAGAACTCGGTGCGTTTGGTACGGCATCGGCTCTGATTGCTGAAGACTTCAATAATGTTATCCATCTTCATCCGTTTACTATCGGTGAGTACGCTATCACGACAGACTGGAAGGGTGACGTTAATACCTTATACCGTGAGTTTGATAAGACGGTTGCCGAGATCGTCGGTGAATTTGGCTTAGAGAATTGCTCAAGTGTCGTTAAGTCTGCTTATCAGCGTGGCAACCTCGATCAGTGGGTGACTTTGATTCATGCTATCGAGCCAAGAGCAGATAGAGATCAGTCTAAGAAAGACAATCTCAATATGCCTTGGAAGTCTGTGTACTTCGAACGTAATGCCGGTGACAAGAAGGTCTTGCGTGAGTCTGGCTATCAAACATTTCCTTGTGTAGCACCTCGCTGGACTACCGTTTCGGGCGATATTTATGGTGTTTCACCTGGCATGGAAGCACTAGGCGATATTA